TGATGGTGATATCTACGATACGATGGTGGCGGAATATATTCTTGCGAAAGCCCAGCGTTGGCCTCTTGGACTTGCTTCTCTTGCAGAAAAGTATGACGTTACCCGCAAGGAGAAGGACCTTGTGGAACCGTATCTTAAATCGGGCAAGACGTTCTATGACATCCCGTGGGAGATAGTAGAAGAGTACGGTAAAGCTGACGTACTAGCTACAGAAGAAATAGCATTGAAACAGCTTGAAGCCTTTGGCACTACCTTTGAGGAACTATATAATGCAACGAACTTTACTACCAACCTTGAGACTGTCGCTTGAGATGACAGACGTTCTGGCTCGTATGGAGCGGAACGGACTGAAGATAAATCTAGATACATTAGAAGAGATACGGCAAGAGTATCAGCGTGAAATGGACGAACTAGAGGTTCGCCTAGAACGCCTTGCACGGGACGCTATGGGGGATACCCCTGTCAACTTATCTAGCCCCGATGACAGGAGCGTGTTGCTCTATTCACGGCGTGTTAAAGACAAGAAGACATGGTCACGCATATTTAACTTAGGTCACGAAATGCGCGGCAACACGATGAAACCCAAGCAACGAACTCGTATGAAGCGTGGTGAGTTTAAATCTGCAGTTAAGAACATGACTGACGTTGTGTACAAGACACGAGGCTCACAGTGTGATGGGTGCAGGGGTGAAGGACGTGTACGCCCCCTGAGAAAAGATGGCACACAAGGTAAGGCCGTTCGTATATGTAAACGGTGTAATGGTGCAGGTGTCTTGTACATACCTACAGGAAAGGTTGCCGGATTTAAGATCATACCACGTGACCCAATGGATACAGCGGCGGCTGGGTTTAGGACTGACAAGGTTACGCTTGACAATATTTCAAGCAATTTATCGGGGGATGCAAAGGAGTTCGTTACAGCGTACGTTCGTTACAATGCGTTACGAACTTACCTGTCCACATTTGTAGAAGGAATGAAGAACAATGTTGATGCGAATGGTTTCATCCATCCAGAATTCATGCAGTGTATTACGGCGACGGGTCGTCTTTCGTCTAGGAATCCTAACTTTCAGAATATGCCGCGTGGAAATACCTTCGCTATACGGAAGGTTGTCGAGAGCCGCTTCACGGGTGGCTTTATACTTGAAGGGGATTACTCGCAACTAGAATTCAGGGTGGCTGGCTTTCTTGCAAAGGACGGTCAAGCGTACATTGATGTAAAGGATGGTACAGATGTTCACAGCTATACTGCAAGCATTATCGGATGCACACGTCAAGAAGCAAAGGCACACACGTTCAAGCCTCTCTATGGCGGCGTTACTGGAACAGATGATCAGCAACGTTACTACCGTGCGTTCAAAGAAAAGTACGAGGGTGTCACAGAGTGGCACAAGGAACTACAGAAAGAAGCCGTACGCAAGAAAGTTATAACTTTACCAAGTGGTAGGCAATATGCTTTCCCAACAGCTAAGTGGACTGAGTGGGGAACTGCAACGAACCGTACGGCTATCTGTAACTATCCAGTGCAGGGGTTTGCAACAGCCGACTTGTTGCCAGCCGCTCTGGTTCGCCTAGATAAAATGATGCGTACAAGAAATTTAAATTCTGTAATCTGCAACACTGTGCACGATTCGATTGTGCTTGATGTACACCCAGATGAAAAAGAGGCTTGCATCAATCTGTTAGCCTATGCTATGCGTAGTTTACCCGAAGAGACGATGAACAGGTACGGTGTCGAATATGACATGCCTGTCGGAATCGAACTAAAAATAGGCAAAAATTGGCTTGACTCAGAAGAAATAGATGTGTAATATCTATCTACAACCCTTAATACAGGAGAATGATATGCAAGGGACAGACGTAATGAACATTGACGATATGGACGCAATTGTAACAGCATTTAATAATGATGATGCAGAAGCTTTGATGGAAGCATCAGGACAAGGTGTCAACACCAACCGCCAAGTCGGTCTACCTCGTTTGAATATCAACTACGATGCAGAGACTGAAGATGGTCAGACATTGCCTCGTGGTGCTTGGAAGATGTACATGGATGGCAGGTTTATCTATGCAGAAAAGGTAACAGTGCAACCTATCCTGCGTACGTTTGAGTACAGTGTATGGGATCAGGAATCAGGTACCTTCTCATCCAAGTCAGTACAGAAGACCAGCCTGTCTGGTATGTTCCCAGATACGGTGGGCACAAATAAATGTGGTCGCCTGACCCGTGAAGAGGAAGATCGTCTGTCAAAAGATGATATTGCTTATTTAAATTCTCGTGCAGTCGTGTGCAACCAAGTAATCTACGGTAAGATTTCTGGTTCGTTTAAAACGGCTGACGGAACTGAAGTCACGATTGAGGACCAGCCTGTAGTCGCTTACTTCAAGCGTTCGGGCTTCAAACCAATCAACGACTTCATTAACGGTCTGTCTAAGCAGAAGAAGCTTATGCAGAAGTGTAAAGTCTCCCTTAATACACACCGTCACAAGAACGGCAGTGTTACTTTCTGGACGCCTGTTCCGGCTCTGGAAAGTGAAGTTACGATCACTGATGAAGACAAGCAACTTATGTCTATGTTCGCGGAAACCGTGAAGGGGCATAACGAAAGCGTAATGAATCAGCATCGTGAAGCTGTAAAGCTTATCGCTGACGATGACGACATCGATCTAGCAGCGGACTTTGATGATGCTAACGCTGCTTAAAATACAAGACTATATGATCAAGGCTCTCAGGGGGGAAACTACCGTCTCCCCTGAGACTCTTTCTGCGTTCAAGCAGGAATGTAGTGATTCTGTAGTTAAACAACTTACAACTGAACGGGGTGATTTCCGTATCCGTATGTCTGGCTTGGGGCGTCCGCTTTGTCAGCAGGTGCTAGACAAGCATGGCATCAAGGAAGAGATGGAATACAACACCCTGTTCAGATTTATGTTTGGCGATCTCACAGAGTCGATCCTGATGCTGATTATGAAAGAGGCTGGTGTAGACATCGTAGACTACCAGCGGCCTGTTGAATTGAAGCTGGGTGATGAGACTGTGAAAGGAACCCTTGATGTTATCATCAGGGATGAAACAGGCCAAGAGAAGGTCTGGGATATCAAGTCCGCAAGTGATTGGGCGTTTCGCTACAAGTTCACAGGGCTTGGTGGATACGACAAACTAAAAGAAGAAGACCCCTTTGGCTATGTTATGCAGGGCTTCTTGTACAGTGAGGCAGTGGGTATGCCATTTGGCGGCTGGATCGTTGTCAACAAGTCGAGCGGACAGGTAGCCATCGTTGAGGTTCCTGACTGGTCACAAGATGACAAGGAGCCGTATCTGAAGGATGCAGAGGAACGTGTTCGTTTCCTGACTAATCCTGACGTGAAGCCTTTCAAGCCGTATAAGGCAGAGGCTGAGACGTACAAGGTAAGCGGTGAGATAGTTAAGACAGGTAACACTGTACTGCCACAACAATGTAGCATGTGTGGATATCGTTCTCACTGTTGGCCTAACGCTGTCTTGCACGACAGGGTAACCTCACGAGCAAAGAGTCCGCCGCAAGTTTGGTACTCGACTCTTAAAAAGAAAGCAGTGTGATGCCTTACTTGTTTGTAAAGAACTACGAAACCGAACTGATGAATATGAACAAAAATTTGTATCATATTTTTATAGAGTCAGTCGGTAAGAGTGGGGGAGAGAGACGGGTAGCCCAGATGCGAATACATCAAAATGGGCTACCCCTCACATTGGTTGAAAACTACAGCAAGACAGGACAGCTTCAAGCTGAGACTGAGGTACGAGACATAAAGACTGTAGAAGAACAGCTACAGAAGATTAGCAGAACATCATTTGGCGGGGCTTATGTATGTGTGCCGATGCACCCTTTAACAATCGAACTTACCAATATAGAAAGACTATCCCCCAAACTGGCAGGGTACTTAATAAAGCGGTTACATTCAATAGGAATAGAATTTTGAAAAAAGCAGGATACAGATCACAGTTCGAACTGAATCTGGCACGTACACTTATAGACAACAACGTTCCTTTCGAATACGAAAACGAAAAGTTCAAGTACATACCAGAGCCTCGTAACTATACTCCCGACTTCTATCTGCCTGACAGTAATATATATGTAGAAGCTAAAGGCCACCTGACTAAAGATGATCGTGTTAAGATGGTGCTAATAAAGAAGCAACACCCAGACCTTGATATACGATTTGTGTTCCTTAGAGCGTCGAATAAGATTTACAAAGGTAGCAAAACGACGTATGCTGCTTGGTGTGAACGACATGGATTTGAGTGGGCAGAAGGTTCAATACCCACAGATTGGTATAAGAAATGAGCAACGACGAATATCATCAGGCTATGGAAGCGGCATCTCTTCTGCCGGACAGATACTACATCATACTCAGATCAACAGGGAATGGTGAATTCACTCTGTCAGCTTACGACACAACTGGTAAGGAATACGAAGACGATGAAGACTTCAGCCCTGCTATGTTGATACAAGAAGGTGCGCTTGACATGATACGGTTTCATACAGACGAACTGTACGATCAAGGTGTAGCGGCAGTTAAGTTTCGTATTACCGGACAGGAAATTTTAGATGAGGCTGGAGTTGACGATCCCAGAGTCATAAAGTCAATTCAAGGTAATGTAATTAAAGTAGACTTTGGATCAGAACAATGAATTTAAATGAGTATCAAAAGCAAGCAATGCGTACAGCTATCTTTTCTGAAAGAGACGGTTATATCTATACAGCGTTAGGTTTGGCTGGTGAAGCTGGCGAAATAGCAAACAAGGTCAAGAAGTTTGTACGCGACGGATATACCCCCGAAGAATTACCAAACAAGATAAATGATCTTCGCGCTGAACTAGGAGATGTCTTGTGGTACGTTGCGGCTATGGCAGAGGTTCTTGAAACGAACCTGCAGACTATTGCAGAAGCTAACCTAAAGAAGTTGCAAAGCCGTAAGGAGCGTGGTAAGTT